GAGGTGCCGGTTATTTCGTGGGTGCCTTTAGACCATGTGACTTTGCCTCCTGGTGTTGGTGCGTTTCTTCGGCGGGAGAATGTGACCCCGGTGGCTATGGCCCCGCATGGGAAACGACAGTTGGATAACGCTGGGATAGATTCCGTTTATATTCCTCACGCTGTGAACACGAAGGTGTTCCAAAAGACTCCGAAGATGATGGGGCCGGAGGGGATGACTCCGACACGGGAACTATTAGGTGTGAGCGATGACACGTTCCTGGTGGCGATGGTGGCCGCGAATAAGGCGAACGGGATTCTGCATCGGAAGGCTTACGATGTGAACTTCATGGCGTTCTCTGCACACTTGCAGTCGCACCCTGATTCTCACTTGTATGTTCACGCTGACCCGTCACCTAATGTGGGCGGGTTTGATTTGGCGTTGCTTGCGCGGGTGTCTGGGATTCCACCAGAGAAGATTACGTTTGCCAACAGGGATCAGTATCGGATTGGGTATTCGCAGGCAGAGTTGGCGGCACTTTATTCCGCTGCGGATGTTCTGTTGGCCCCGTCTTATGGGGAAGGGTTTGGCGTTCCGACTGTGGAGGCTCAGGCGTGTGGCACTCGGGTTATCGGTTCGGGTTGGGCTGCTACGGCTGACCTGGTGGCTCAAGATGGTTGGTTGGTGGGAGGCCAGCCATTTTGGAATGAGCCGATGAAAGCTTTCTTCCAGGTGCCGTTGTTGGCTTCGGTAGTGTCGGCTCTCGCGCTTGCCGATAAAGAGCGCGGGTTCTCTGCGGTGTCACGAAAGTTTGCGCTCGACTTTGATGAGGAGAAGGTGTGGGCTGACTACTGGATGCCATTCCTGAAGGGTTACTTCGGGTGAGGTTGACACACTTCTATCACGTTTACGCGGATGGGGATTGGCGTGTGCCAGCCCGTGACCATTTCGCGGCGTTGGAAGCATCTAACTTGACCGACAATTTGGATAGTGTGCGGTTGGGAATTGTGGGTTGTGAGTCGAACCGTGAGCAGGTGAAGAATAATTTGCCTGGTGTTGTGGTTTGCGAGAGTGATACAGGTTGGGAGCAGGTCACACTAAATAAGGTGCGGGAGTTTGCGGAGTCGGATGATGGTGCGATTCTTTACGCTCATACGAAGGGTGCTGTGGCGCGGAGCGAGCTTTCATCTCGGTGGCGGGTGTCTATGATTCATGACACTGTGACTCGTTGGCGGGAGTGTGTGGAGGCTTTGGGAACGGTTGACGCTGTGGGTTCTTACTGGTTGAAGTCTTCAGAGCCGGAGCATTCAGATCATGGTTTCTTTTTTGCCGGCAATTTTTGGTGGGCGCAATCCTCTTATCTTCGGAAGCTTGACCCGGTGAGGAATGAGAACAGGTTTCAGGCTGAGGGTTGGGTTGGTTTGGGTAATCCTTCGGTGAAGGTTATGCGGGAGGGTTTAGCGACTTGGGGGAACTTTTGGGCACAGGATTGAAAATCTATACGGGTGGAACTTTTGATTTGTTTCATTCTGGCCATGTGAACTTTTTGGGTAAGTGCGCTGACCTCGGTGAGGTTGTGGTGGCTTTGAACACTGACGAGTTTATTGCCGGCTATAAGGGCAAACCTCCGGTGTGCTCGTTTTCGGAGCGTCTGGCAGTGTTGGAGGCGTGTGTGTGGGTTGACAAGGTTATCCCTAACTATGCGGGCGCGGATTCTAGGCCGGCGATTGAGTCGGTGCGACCTAACATTATTGCGATTGGTACGGATTGGGCTCGCAGGGATTATCATGCGCAGATGGGGTTCGACCAGGATTGGCTTGATGAGCGTGACATTTCGTTGATTTATATTCCGTACACTGCCGGGATTTCCACCACGAACCTGAAGGAGCGTAGTGCTAATCGTTATCGGCACCAGTCCTGACCGTTCAGAGTGGTTGGCGGCATCCTCGGGAACTATTGGTAGGGAACACATTGTTGTTTCTAACTGGGGTTTCGAGCTTGGGAAGATTGCCTGGGTGATGGAGAACACTACGGCGGAGCGGTTCTTGTTTTTGCAGGATTCTTGGGTGGTGAAAACTCCAGACTTTTTCACACTGTTAGAGAACACGGAGGGCTCAGTGGCACTAACGGCAGACCCTTGTTTCTTCGGTTGCTTCGCCGGAGTTTATGAGCGCACTGTAATCGAAAAAATTGGCATTCCTACTATCACAACGAAGTTGGAGGCTGTGCACGCTGAGCGTTCATGGCATGAGGCTTATGTGGCGTGTGCGGGGGAACCGACAGTGTTGTTTCCTGACTTGACTGATGAGAACGCTGCCGAGGTGCGTTTCCATAATGGGCGGGAGAACCTTATCTTGGAGAATGAGTATGTCATGAAATATAAGGGAACTTGGAGGCCAGACCAATTATTGAGAACCTGATTGTGCCGGTGCTGAACCGTTACGACTTACTGGATCGCATGGTGTCGAGCATTGACTTCCCTGTTGGGCATTTGCTTATCATTGACAATGGTGCTTCGGATGTGTTGGAGGATATGGCGATTGATGTTCCGGCTTGTGTGGAGCACACCACCTACCTGCCGATGGTGGCGAACCTCGGGGTGGCAGCATCATGGAATTTGGGTATCAAGTCTTTTCCGTATGCTGAACGCTGGTTTATCGCATCGAATGACGTGCGTTTCGAGCCTGGTGCCCTTGGGAGGCTCTCAGAGGCCCGTAGTGACGAGATAACCCTCTCTAGTATGTTTCCCCATTGGCAGGCGTTCGCTCTCGGCTATGAGGCTGTGAAGCGTGTGGGTTTGTTTGATGAGGGTTTCTTCCCCGCATATTTTGAGGACAACGATTATCAGCGCAGGGCGGAGCGTGCTGGGGTTGCGATTCGCCGGCTCGAGGTGCCCATGATCCATGACAACAGTTCGACCATCAGGTCTGATGAACGGCTGTTGAATCAAAACTCACGCACGTTCACTTCTAACCAGGCACACTTTTCGGAGAAGGTTGCTCGTGACGATTTTGGGGCGGGCTCGTGGAGTGTGGAACGGCGGAGGCTGAACGGGTGGGAGGCCGGGCGGTAGAATGGTGGTTGGAGGTTTATTTTGGCGATTGTGAATGGGTACGCAACACTTTCCGAGGTGAAGGCTGCGGCCAGAATCACCGATGACATTGATGACTCGTTGTTGGAAACTGCGATTGAGTCGAGTTCCCGCGATATTGATGCTTACACTGAGCGCGTGTTTTTCAACACGGGTGCTACAGCTGTAACCCGTATTTATATTCCCGAGAACATTTACTTGCTCGAAACGGATGACATCATTGCGGTGACTTCTATCAAGTCGGACACTACGGGTGAGGGCGGGTTCGACCAGACTTGGGCTTCTACTGATTACCAGTTGGAGCCGTTGAACGGGTTGGCTGGTGGCATTGCTACACCTTTCACGAGGGTTCGAGCTGTCGGTGATTATTTGTGGCCGATTTATGAGCCTCGGGACATCAATGCGGGGCAGGCTTCGGTTCAGATTGTGGCACGCTTCGGCTTTGCTTCTATCCCTAGTGCTATCAAACAAGCCACTATTCTTTCCTCCCTGCGGGCGTATAAGCGGTATGAGTCTCCTACGGGTGTGCTCGGGTTCTCGGATATGGGTGTGGTTCGGGTTGGCAGGCTTGACCCTGACGTGGAACGGCTGATTCAGCCTTACCGGAAGATTCGTTTCGCGTGAGCATTAGCCTTATGCGGGCTGGCCTCGCAACAAACATGAACACCATCACGGGACTTCGCACTTATGCGGAGATTCCTGACGATCCGATGATGCCCGCAGCTGTCGTGCAACTCGGCTCAGTGACCTATAACAGTGCGTTCGCTAAAGGGTTGAGTGAATACAGTTTCGTGGTGACAGTGATTTTCGGGCGGCTTGCGACAGTGCAGGCGCAGAAGAACCTTGACGCTTTGATTAGTACCGGGTCGGGTTCACTAAAGACGGCCATTGAGATAGATCGCACTCTGGACGGTAACGCTTTCGACACGAGGGTTTCTGAGATGACTAACATCACCTCCGTTACAATTGGAGATATAACTTACCTTTCGGCAGATTTTGCCGTGACCGTGTTCGCACTATAAGGAGAAAACTGTGGCAAAGTTTGTCGCTACTAACTACAACATCACAATCAACGGGACTAATTTCAGTTCCGACATTGCTGCAGTCACATTTGACCTGAGTGCGGCAGAGCAGGAAGTTACGGCATTTTCGGACACCTTTGTCCAAAGAATTTCGGGCTTGAAGGATGCTTCGGTCACACTTGACTGGCACCAGGACTTCGCCGCT